ATAATTTTAGATATAAATCTTCATCAACCCAATCAACTGAATATAAAGTTGAAAAAGATGAGGAGAAGGAAATATTATTAAAAAATATACAATCAAATCCAAATTTCAATAAAATATTTAATGAACTATTTATAAAACATAAAGTAAAAAACGAAAATGATGATTATGGATATGGCGAATGGATACAATCAAATGAAAATATGGATACACGAAACACAACAATGAATAAAATGCATGAAACATTCGAAACAAAAAAAAAGGAAATACAGTCTATTATACAAATTAAAGAAATAGAAGAAATGGGACAAACATCTAGTCAATATGATATTACATGTGAAAAACCTGAATGTTATTCATCAACTATATTTAGTGGATTACAATATGAAGATTTAAAAAAAGCACATGTAGAAAGTGTAATTCCAATAACACATGATGACTTTTTAAAGCGTCCGAAATTTAAAAATGTATTAGAATATCAACAACAAGAAGATTATAAAGATACAAAACCATTATCATTATCACAGGCGAATGAATATTTAAATAATAAGTCATCATATCAAAATAAAAATGATGTACATCGTGCATATAAATTAGCAAAACAGGACGAAATAACACGTAAAGCAAACGAAGGATGGATGAGTGGATTTAAGCAACTTACACATACATTATAATTTATAATTTATAATTTATAAATAATGAAATTATTAAATTGATTTATAATATATTTTTATAATATAAATGAGTTTATTTAAATTGAATAACTATATACATTATTTTTATCCGTTAACCATAACAATTATACTAGGAATTGTTTATAATAAATATAAAGATCATGAAGACAGTGCTGATAACATTAATAATTATCATATGGTAAAAAAATATCTATTAAATGATTCTTATTTAGTTCAAAACAAAAAACCAATCATATGGATTCATATTACATATGAAAAAAATGCTAGATGGTGGCCTAATTTCTCGTCAAGAACAACAGAAAATCTTAATCAACCATATCAATATCTTACATTAAAATCGATAATTGATAAATGTGGGGAAGATTTTAATGTATGTTTAATAGATGACGATACTTTTCAAAATATTATTCCAGGATGGAATATAGATTTATCTATTGTAGCTGATCCAATTAGAACCAAAATTCGAAATCTTGCATTAGCTCGATTATTATATAATTTTGGAGGATTTGTTATGCCGAGTTCATTTTTATGTTTTAAAAATATGAAACAAATTTATGAAAATCTAACTATTAATGATAATATGTTTGTTGGCGAAATGATATCACAAACTGATGTTTCTGATAAAATAAATTTTTTCCCTAACTCAAAATTCATGGGTTGTAAAAAAAATTGTAAAGCAATGCTTGAATATATACATTATTTAGAAATAATGGTATCAAGTGATTTAACTTCCGAAAGTGATTTTATTGGTTCTTGTAATAGATGGTTTTATAAAAAAAATAGAGAAGGCAAAGTAAAACTTATACCGTCAGGTGTATTGGGAACTTGTAACAATGAAGGTAAACAAATAACAATGGACACATTAATGAGTAATAATTTTATTAATTTATCTGATAATGTTCATGGATTATATATACCAAGTGAAGAAATTCTTAAAAGAACTGCATATCAATGGTTTGCCCGTCAATCTGCAAAACAAGCATTATTATCAAATACATTAATAGGAAAATATTTAACAATTAACAGATAATTAGCAATTTATATGTGTTTTTTAATTTTATATATGATTTCATAATTTGAATAATTATAAATAATTTCTTTACTATAATTTATATTCATGCTATTGCATAATTGTCTAATAATTGTAGTAAATTTACTATAATCCATTTTTCGTGTTATAAAATATTTTTTTGATTCTTGATAATATGGCAGTATTGTATTAAAAAATGGAATTATGTTATTATTTATAAATATTTTTTTATAAGACATTTTAGAAAAAACATAATAGTTATCAATTTCATCTGAGTTTTCCTTTAAAAAATCAAATAAAATGCATGGATCAACTATTTGTTTAAATATTTGTCCCCTATTCATAATAATAAATATTATATATATATTATTTATTATATATTCGATATATAATCCTTATCAGAAAAAATAAGTATTAAATTATTTGTAAAATGAGAAAGTTCAATTTGATCTTCATGTATATTATTAAATACTGTTATATATTTACATATATATGGTATAATTCTATATTTTTCATCCTCTGTTATATTATTAGTAACCTTTAAAAATACAAAATAATTATCAAGTATATCCATAACAGAATACCCCCTTCCTATTAATACATGTAAAGAATCAATTGCTGCCAATAAATTTTTTTCAATTTTACATAAATAAGTAAATTGTTCAAATTCATAAAATGATATATTAGTGCATAATTTATTTGCAATATCTATCGTAATTTTACGGTTTAATAGTTTAAATTTTTCTAAATAATTTATAATAACTCTTATTGATCTATTGCTAATTGTTAAAATAAAATCAATAACATCATGATCAATATATATTTCTTCCTTTTTACATATATTATTAATAATATTAATAAGTTTATCTTTATTTAGTTCCGGTGTTTTTATAATAATCAATCGTGATTGTAAACTATCAATTAATTTTTGACTATTTACACAGGAAGATAAAAAATTTATATTATTGCTATATTTATCAATATAATTTCTAAATACCTGTTGACTTTGCTCATTAATAAAATCAATATCATCAACTATTAGTAATTTTTTTTTACCAATAATAGAAGATGGAGTTTGGCAAAATGTTTTAACATCATTTCGATAGTATGATATTCCTTGTTCTTTTAGATTATTTATATATAAAATATTATCATTTGAATATATATTTGTAGAACCATAATATTCATTTATTAACATATTTATCAATGATGTTTTACCGCTACCTGAATTACCTATAAATAATATATTTAAAATATCCATATCAATGAATGATCGTAACAAATCTTTAATATTTTCATCCAATTCAAAATCTGTTAATAATAATGGTTTATATTTATATAAAAATGGTTTATCCATATTTAATTAATATTATTAATATTCTAAAATAACTATTTAAGTTTATATTATATTATTATATTACAATTATATTGTATGGGTGAGAATTTATACGAAACGCTTGAATTAAATGAGCATGCATCACAAGAGGATATTAAAAAATCATATAGAAAATTATCTTTATTATTTCATCCTGATAGAAATAATAATTCTCAAGAATCTACACACAAATTTCAAAAGATTAATGCTGCATATGACGTGATAGGTGATATTGAAAAACGCAAACAGTATGATATGCAACAAAAAATGCCAAAATTTGGAAATGGCGGACATGGTCATATGTTTTTCAACTCAGAAAGTATGGGAGCTAATAGTGATGATATTATGAATTTTTTTCAAAATAATTTATTTGGAAGGGGTGGCACTTTCACTGTTAATGGAGTAAACGTTGGTCAAAATATGTTTAACATGGATAATTTAAAACAACGATTATCAAAACCTCCTCCTATTATTAAACATTTAACAATAACTCTTAGTAAATCATATTCCGGATTTAATATGCCAATTGAAATTACTAGATGGATAAATGATAATAATACAAAACGCGAAGAAACAGAAACATTATATGTTGAAATACCAAAAGGTATCGATAACAATGAAATTATAATTATAAGAGATAAAGGAAATATATTATCTGATAATAATAAAGGAGATATTAAAATTTTTATAAAGATCGATAATGATACTGATTTTGTTCGAAATGGACTAGACCTTTTACTGCATAAAAAAATTAATTTAAAAGATGCTTTGTGTGGGTTCGAGTTTGATATGAATTATGTAGATGGGCGTGTATTTAAAATTAACAATAATTCAGGTAATATTATTACGCATAATTATAATAAGGTATTAAAGGGTATGGGAATGATTCGTGATGGACATAGTGGTAATTTAATTATTAATTTTAATATATTATTCCCAGATACGCTTGCACAAGAACAAATAGAAAAATTAAAAGAAATTTTATAATTTAATATTATATTATATTTTTTACATAATTAAATATAATATATTTTTTTTACTATATTTATAAGTTATTATTTATTACCATAATAAAAATATTGGATAAAAAGAAAATTATCATCATGTTTTATAGGATCATATGGCGTAATAGTAAAATCATTTTCCTCATATATTGGTAATCCAAGTAGTTCAAATTTCATTTCTGGATCACTAATTATACCATTTATATTCATTTTTCCATTCATTCCAATTAGTGCATATACGCCTAATATATTTTCTTTTTTAAATCGAGTTGTATTATTTATATATTTTGTATTGGGATTATAACTATTATCATTGGATTGTCTATATAATTCTTTTTTATATTTACTTTCCCAACACATTATCGGAGGATCTGCCTCTTCAAATATTTCGTTATATGATGTTTTTCTAAATATTAATACACCTTGACTGTAATGATCATGATTTACCGCTTTTTCAAAATTCATTTATATATTATTAAGCATATTTATCTTATATAATCAAACTTACATTTTATCGATAATAATTGCTTTAGAAATTTTCTTTATTATTTTATTTTCACTGCATACAAATTCTTCTTTTCCGCCCATTGCTTGACTCATTAAACGCATATATATATCATTTTGGGGATGTTCTATATTCATACATGATGGATGTTTTTCACTCCACGGAACCAATAATTCGCCATTCTTTTTTGTTATATACTTTATTGCTTTTCTTAATTTATCATATGTAATATTTTCTTTTTCCCATACATCATTATCACGAACATATACTGTATCACGTTTGGCGTCACTGCAATGTATTGGTCTTTTATAAATATCAATCTCATTTAATTTTTGTATAATTATTTTACTCATTCCTTCTACATAACCAAGGTTTCCGATATCTTCTAAATCAGATAATTGCAGTGTCATTGAATTTACAAAGTCCATAATATTCATTGCATCTTTACATTTTTCATTTAAAAATACTTGTAAATTGAATGTTTTATTATTATTGTGTGAATTTATTGTACTATTACTATTTTTACAAACATCTAACATTTGCTTTTGTAAATCCGTATTTGTTTTTACTAAATCATATACTAAATTTGTTAATGTTTTTATATCGGAATATTTATCATTATTACCATTATTATTATCATTACCATTATTATTATCATTACCATTATTATTAATTTTGGCATTATTAATTTTGGTATTATTAACAACATTAATATTATTAATTACACATTTTTTTTTATGTTTCCATAAACCAGAACGATCTTTATAAGATTTAAAACATTGTTCGCATGTATAATTATTAAAATCGTTAGTTTTTACATTTTTTGTTGCCAATCCGTTGCCATTTGTGACTTTTATATGTTTAGATGTGGAATTATGGCGATCATATTGCCCAATACGTGATGTAGTATAATCACAAATTTCGCAATAATATTTTTTTCCGTTTTCCGGAACTAAATATGTTGCCATTTGTTTCCAAAAGTATATATTATGGCAACATAAAAAGTTCCTAAATAGTTTTTGTAAAAAACATTAAAAATTTATGGTAACACTTTTTTTTGGTAAAAAACGGAATTTAGAGCATTTCAGTCACAAGTCGTTTTTTTCACTTATTTAAAAAGGAAGACAAGCACTATGCCAAAATGGACATTTATAAATGTCCAAAATCGGTTTCTGAAAATTCAATTCAAAAAAAAAACACACAAAAATATTTATATAACATAATTTAATAATAATTAACAAACTATAATAAGTTAATACTTGTTATGATGCATATTACAAATTATAATACAAAATATCATAATTTATGGAGTAAATATAAAAATATAAAAATATAAAAATAAATAAAATATAATCATAATTTAACTATAAATGAAAGGTATTATAAAGTTTAAAAAATCAGATGATTTGTTGTATATAGATATTGAATATACTCCATTAAAAATAGAAAAGGGATTGATGTTTAGAAAACGGTTAAATGAAAATAAAGGTATATTGTTTATTTTACCAGAATATAAAAAAATATACATATGGATGAAAAATACATATATCCCATTAGATGTATTATTTATTAAAGATGACACTATTGTAGATATTATATCAAATACAGAACCTTTATCTAAAAAAAAAATATCTACACTAAAAAATCATAATATAATATTAGAAGTAAATTCAAATTATTGCAAAAATCATAATATTAAAATCGGTGATAAATTTGAAATAAAAGTATAAATAAATGTTAATTGTTAAATCAATATTTATTTATATAACTAAAATATATATATGATTAAAGTAAAAAACGGAGTAAGATACGAAACAAATGGATGGACATATCTATCCATAAAAGGATCGCCTAGTGAACGTGGATATGCACATGGTTATTTGGTTGCAAATGAATTGAAAGATATATTTAAAATGTTAGAATTTCACTTTTATGAAGATTATGGGATTAAACGAAATGTATTTAGTGATATAACTGGAAGTATATTTGGACCAATTATTGAAAAAAATTATCCAGAACTATATGAAGAAATTGTTGCTATAACCAAAGGAGCAAATGCAGGTGGATGTAAAATTTCTTTACATGAAATGATTATGTGGAATTGTTTTGTCAGTATTGATGCATTATTAATTATATTACCGAAAATAATCAAGGACTATCCAAAATTAAATGAAAAATATAGCGACCTTTTCAATGAAGAATCTGGCGGTTTTTCTGGTCATGGCGAAGGAGGTCAAAAAGCAGGCGCAGATCACTGTACAGGGTTTATGGCAGTCGGTAGTTATACCAAGGACGGAAAAATAATTTGTGGTCATAATACATTTGATAATTTTATGACAGGACAGCATTTTAAATATATTTTGGATATTAAACCAACCAAAGGTGCTCGTATATTAATGCAAACTGCTCCTGGTAATATTTCAAGTGAAACTGACTTTTATGTAACCAGTTATGGATTCATGGGAACTGAAACAACAATTGGTGGATTTAATAAATTTGAATTGAAAGATCCAATTTGTTGTAGAATCCGAACTGCAATGCAGTATGGTAAAACATTAGATGAAATTAAAGACTATTTAATTCACAATAACAGTGGAGATTATGCTAATGCGTGGTTAATTGGCGATACAAATACAAATACGATTATGCGAGTCGAATTAGGGTTGAAATATGTGAATGTGGAAAAGAAAAAAGATGGTTATTTTATTGGATTTAACGGTTCGTATGACCCTCGAATTCGCAATTTAGAGTGTTCTAATGTGGGGCATTTTGACATTCGTCGTCATCAAGGTGCACGTAAAGTGCGATTAACACAGTTGATGAAACAGCACAAAGGAAAAATAGATATTAAAGTGGCAGAAGAAATAATGGCAGATCATTATGATATATATTTAAATAAAATTAATCCTTCATCGAGAACATGTTGTAGTCACTATGAATTAGACGATCGTGCGTTTATGTCTGATCCTGGGCGTCCAAAACCATACCAACCACGCGGGGCATTAGATGGAAAGGTATGTGATAGTACATTAGCAAAGAAAATGAGTTTTATTGCACGATGGGGTAGTTCATGTGGTATGCCATTTGATAAGAAAGAATTTATTAAACACAATATAGTATGGGAAGAACAAGAACCATATTTACTTGATAGACCAGAACAACCATGGACTGAGTTCGGTGTATACAATGGAAAATTATCAAAGAATAATATAACAAAAAAAAAGGAAGAAAGTGTAATGAAATTAAAGAAAACAAAAAAAAATAAATTAAAATTATAATTTAATATATTGATTTATTCTGTGAATAATAAATGAATAACCTAACTTAACATGGTTGTGAAACAATATACCAATCGGGGCGAGATC